TCGGACTGTTTTTCCTTTGCCATGTCCTCGATGGTCTGCGGCGGCAGGATGCAGGCGGCTTCCGACGGCGCGGCGGTGGCGCCGAGATTTTTCGCGCCGCAGATGTCAGACGGATAGGCGTTCAGTATTTGACACCGGCAATGGGGATGTGCGGGAATATTCGGGACTTTGTCTATCGGAAATATCTTTCCATCCAGTTCCCGGCACACGGGGCATTCGCGCTCGTCGCCGACAGCCATCCATTCGACTTTTGTTACGCCGACGGTGTTGTAGAACTTCATGCGCCCCTGATTGTGGGCGCGGAGCGTTTCCGTTCGGGCGATCATTTCCATCCGGTACTGCGCCGTCTTGAAAACTGTCTTTCCGGCTTTTCTGAATTCCTCGGGGTCTTTGATCACGCGCCCGATGTCTTTCGCGATCTCCGGGACACTGCGTCCGGAAGCGATGCCGGTCTGGATCGCGCGGTTGATCCCGTCAGTCAATTCGCGGGACACGTCTCCGGCGAGCTGCACGTTGTAGTTCGCCATGAAGTCCAGGGCGTCTTTATCGATCAGCGTGAAGATGTTGCTGCCGCACTGCTTGATGCCGTCCGGCGTGAGGTCGCGGTAAAACGGCATTTTCGCCCGGACGAGATCGCCGATGCCGCTGTGAATGCCCGCCCTGTAACTCTCTTTGACGGCGGTCTTCATGATGAGTGAGTGTTCATCGCGGACAGTTCGGATGTGTTCCCTTATCTGCTGTTGGAGTTTTTTGAGCGACGCCTGATTGATTGCTTTGCCCTCGGGCAGGGAGCCGAGATTGGCATAATAAAGAAGGCTCGCCTTAACGTCCTTTTCGGAGCGCTGAAGCGAATCCAGGACGCGGGACACCGTCTGCTCGGAATAGAGGTCGCGTTCGTGCAGAGACACGAGCGTCGCCTCGACTATCCGGTCGTGTAGTGTTTTATCAACAGCTACTGCTTGCATCCGCAACCTTCCTTTGCGCGTTTTCTTTCGAACGAGTTGCAGACGCGGGAATCGAACCGGGTGTCCCGGTTGTTCGCGTCGCACCAGTTGTTTTCATCGTCGAAAAACTCACACTCGTCGCAAATCGTGTCGAACTCCACCGCGCCGGTAACCATGGGCGGCCTGTAATTCCAGTCTGCGGTTGCCGGGCGGTCTTTTTCTTTATCGAACCCGAACAATTCCTGCGCCTTTCCAATCGAAATGACACCGGATTCCAAGAACTTCATAACCGTTTCCGCCGTTTTATTGTCCGAAAGATCATACGGTTTCTTTGACTCGGCCTCCGTTTGTGAATCTTCCACTTCCGGATTCAGGTCCATCTTGATCTGAAGGCTGTTTTTCGAGATGAGTTTGCGGTCGAAGAGTTCGATGTACAGCTTTTTCAAGTCCACCTCGTTCGTCAGATCGAGATCGTTGAAGATGTAGTTGATGCTCTTATCCTCGTAGCCTTTGAGCTTCTGCCAGTCCGCGAAAATCCAGTTCAAAATGTCGCGGGCGACCTGTTTGATTTCCTTCAGCATGACAATCATCTTCTGCATGCCGATGGACGCGGTTGCGAAATTGGGGCCGTCGCCGGTGATGAGAGATTTCGCCAGCCCGAGTGCGATGATGATGTCTTCCTTTATTTCCTTGATTTTCTTTTCGGTGTCCAGCACCTGTCCCTCGGTGCCGTAAGTCTCGGCCTTCACGTAGAACGGCACAACGAGACCCGCCTTCATATCCATCCGGTTGAGCATGTCCCGAACACTATTCAGGCTTCTCTGATCGGGCACGATAGTCTTTTGGCCGAATTGACCACCCACCTGAATGAACCGGAGCGGAGTCGTCCATCGCTTGGCGACGGCGCGCTCGGCGCTGCGGTAGTCCCGCAGAAGCTCGATGGACTCGAATGCCGTGACGACCATCGAATTGCCTCTCGGGGCGTAGGACGGCGCGTTCCATTTGATGTGCAGGGTTTGCTCGAGCGGCAGATCAATCGGCTCGCCGCTTCCGGTTTCAGGCGTCTGCTTCGCTTCGACGAGTTTGCCGTTCTCGTATTTCACTTTCACGCTTATCGGATTTACGCAAACCACTTCCTCGATGTCCTTGCCGTCTTTTGTGGGACGTTTGAAACAGACGGTCTCGCCTTTCACGAGGCACTGAAGGACGCTGTCCTTGATGAGTTTGTTCAACTGCACACGGGCGGCGAACTCGCGGGCTTCCCATTTCACATCCTCGTCGTCGCAGTTGAACTGTATTTCATCGCCGATGGCGAACGTGCGCCATGAGTTGATCGCGTTCTGAACGATGGGCTCCTCGGTGTAGAACTGCCATGCCTTGGCCGCGCGTTCCTCAAACGTTTTCGGGATGGCGTCGCTCACGGACTGTGCGCTGAACGCGGAGGAGTTCAGTTCCGCGGCTGTTCCCATATTCGAGCCGATCATGGTAAGACCCGTGGTATTGTTGCCGTATTGAGAGCGGTTGTTGTTGCCGTTTCGTTTCTTCACTCGTTTGCCCCGTTTTTTGTGTCGTCCTGTCTGCCATGCGCCTCGATGACGCTCATGGGACGTCCAGCCTGTTTCTGCTCGTCCAGCAGTATTCCCAGAAGTACGAAGTAGCCGACAAGATCGGTCACGGTGTCGGACATGCTTTCATTCGGCACATCGCCGTCCGAGTCTTTTGCGAGCAGGTTGCCGAACCGTTCGAGTTTGTCGTCGATGCGTACAAGCAAGTTTGATTTCGGGTCGAGCGCGCCGGACAGCATGCCGGGCTTTCGGAAGCTGCTGCCGTAGTCGCGGTTTTTGCGAAGCAGCAGATCGGTGACGCTCTCCATTTTTTCTTTTATGAGTTCCTGATCGGTCATTCCGTGGTTCCTTTTAAATGAATATCGGGTTTGTCATGACGGGCAGAGGCAGGTCGCCCAGAATGCCGCCGATCCCATCCAGCCGTTCCTGTTCCCGAACGATCACGGCGCATCGCACGGCATCGATTATGTGATCATGACCTTTCGAATAAATGACGTTGCCCGTTTTCATTGAATACGTGTGTGTGGTGAACTGGCTTTCGATCTCGACATCCGAATCGGGAAGTATAATCTGACGCGCCTGAAACCCCTTGTTGATCAGGGCCGTCATGTATTCCTTGCATCTCTTTTTGATTTCCTGCCCGTCGTTCTCGCCGATGACCACGGAGCTTCCGAAGTTGTAGCCGCGAAGCCGGGGCGCGAGATTCTGTTCCTTATATTTATCCAGCGCGGTCAACTCCTGAACCACGGACAGTCCGTTGCCGCCCGCATCCACGCCGATCCCGGCGGCATTGAAATATCTGTCTATTAAAGCGATTGCAAGGGCAATATGAGGATAGGCCACATGCTCCATGTGAATGCGGCGAACAAGACGAAGAACAGGTTTTTCATTTTCCGACACCTCCCTGAAGATGACGATTTCCGTCGGGTCGTTGGTGTACCCCAAATCGCCCCCGACATAGAACAGCCCTTCCACCGGCGCGAGGTTGAGAAGCATGTCCAGCCGTTCGGCGACCGCTTCCTCGTTCTCGCAATCTTTCAGTTCCTCGCCGGTGATCTCGACGCACTCATACTCCGGAATGTTCTGGCGGCAGATGGTGAGATGTTCGAGATTGAACGCGCCGTAGCTGGGACGGCCATGTTCGCCCACGACCTCGTGCTGCCATCCCGCCGTGTCCCGTCCGCCGTAGAACTCGACGAGTTCATCCTCGCGCTCAGGCGTCCAGTTCGGATTGAGCCATGACGGCCATCTGAAAACTTTCCACTTCTTTGAATGCGTGAGCCGGTAATAGGTCGTGTCGCGCAGTCCGTTCGGCGTCGAATAAATCCGCATCCGACCGCCAGCCTTCAAACACTGCCTCAGCGCCTTCCATGCTTTCTCAGTGAGCCAGGCGCCCTCGTCGACAAGAATCAGATCGACGTGCAATGACCGGAACGGATCGCCGTAAGCGCCAGCCGGTCGGAAGTAAATCACCGCGCCGGTCGTGAACTCGATTTTGAAATAGGGCTTCCGGGTGATCTTCGGGCGTCCCTGCGCATTGACCGCGA